AGTGTAGCAAAAAGTGTAACTAGAAAGTTTCTAATCTTCGTCATTCTTGAGTAATTCCTCAACTCTACGGCGCATGTTTTCCATGTCCCGCTTTATATATCGTTGAGAATAACCATGATGCTGTCTCATTATCATGGTTCCCTGATAAAACATAGTTGCTGCAAATACTAGCAGCAAAACTATGCCAACTACTTCAGCGTGATGTTCAGCCATGGCAGAACAGGAGGAATTACTCCAATAAGTCGAAGCAGACCTTCAGCAAAAAGTGCAAGAACAACCCACCCAACACACATAGAGATAATTGAAGCATTACGATTATGCTTTCGTATGGCAGCATCAATCATCTCCTGTGCTTCAGCTTTAGTTATTAGTACGTTGTTGTTGGTCATCGGGAAAATCTTTGTCGAGGGTCTCAAACCGTTCCGCCCATGTTACTCCACCTTCTTTACCCCTGCAGGGATTGATGCAAGTGTCATCACCTAGTTTATTACAAACAAGTCCAGCAAGGTCAAGTTCGTTTCCTTTCTTACCTGTTCCAGACCAGTAGTGCTCTCCGTTGAGCCATAATGCACCACATTTAGGACATTCCTTCCTATCCATAGATAGGTCGGACAGTTCTTTGTCAGTCATCGTTGTGGAGCTCCTGAATAATTTCCTTATATTCTGCGGTGCTTTTGATTAGTTGTGCCTTGAGTTTTCTTGCCATCAAGTACATACGAAACCTAACCCAAAGATAACGCAGTTCCAAATCAAGATACGCGAAAAGTCGCATAGTCGCATCCACACCTGCATATGCCACTAGACATATGAAAATAATAAAGCACAGGTAGAATGCCAACATTGGTATCGAGCGGATACTATAAGTATAGTACTATTTACCAAAGTTGGCAGCTACAATAGGCTACAATTTTGTCGTTTTGTAAACAGAATTGGGGGGTAACTGCATAAATTACAGGTTTACTCAACAATTCCAAGCTCTCAGGGACTTATTGATTCTGCTATCAGGGTCCGATGCAGTCTTCTTAGAGGTAAGTTTCTTTTTCATTCCACTCATTCGAGCGCAGAATGATGCGCGACGGGGGTTTCCAACCTTCTTGCTTGGTGCTTTAAGGTCGCTTCCAGGATTTTCTCTCTCGTAAGACTTTCGTCCTTTTTCGTTAAGTCCGCCTGACTCGGACTTACCAGACTTTTTTGTCCAGGATGCTGCTTCATTCGTTTGTTCCTTTTTCTTATCTCTTTGTTTGAGATACTTACTGAGCTGCCTTTGCTTCAGTTGACGAATAATTTCCGAACGCTTGCTGAGATAAGGGGGTTTCGTTTTTTCAATTGCTTTGATGGCAACATCAGTTGCAGTACCTTCTTGAAAATCAAGTTCTTCTTTTTTCAAACCCAAACGACCAAGTAAAGACTTCTTCTTAGGTTTAGCAGATACAGAACCACCCTTCTGACGCTTAGCATAGTCCATGTAAGACTCACCAGGACGCAGTTTCTTAGGGTCCGACTTGGGTTTGGGTTTCGATGAAGAGGCACGGTCCTCGCGAGCACGTTGATTTGCACCAGGACCACCCAACTTACGGTCTTCTTCGGGGTCTGGGTGCCACAAATCAGCACGCTCATTGACATGCTCTACTTCTTCTTTAGTAGTTTTTTTGGGTTTCTTTTTAACTGTAGTGGATTTGTTTTTACCAGATTGACCACGAGTTCTCTCAGCCTCGTCATGGTCAAACGTGGGGTCTTCCATAGGGTCATAATAACCCTCTCTAATCTTTTCTCTCTTTGCTTTTGTCTTAGCAAGGAGACGCTCTCTAGCTGCCTTTTTCTCGTCATCGGAGACGGAGAACATGTTACGGTCGGTCTTTAGTTTTTCCGCTGGTTTTCCAGGAACTGCAGATTCGTTAGTATTCATTTTCTTCTCAGGCAAACCTTTATGTTTTGTTTTAGCGAATTTTTTTACGTCGGAACGCTTCGTACTGGCAGCAGCTTTGGCAACCTCAGGTGAGGGGTTTTCCATTTCCCCCTTCTGAGCCGCTCTAACCATCCCGAAGAATCTTTGTTGCGCTTTGGAGACTGCTGGCATATCAACCTCAACCTTCGACTTGTACCTCATTGACATACAGGGTCATGCCATTCGTGCTATCACCCTTTGCCTGAATCTTAATGCTGTTTCTAGCAAATGCAGTGCCAGTAAATGCAGCAAGTGCAGATGCATCAGCATCAATAGTAATAGCACCAGTTACAGGATTAACAGCAGTAACTTCTTTATGGGAGAAGTTATAACCAGAAACAGCAGCACCAGAGATGGTTACATAATCACCAACAACAATATTGCTTTGTTGGTTGGGATTATCTAAAGTTAATACACAAGGATTAGCAGCAGTTGCACCTGCAATCTTTGCTGCCTTGGGTTTTGCAAGTTTGAAGATTTCAGCACCATTTACAGCAACATGGACAACTTGGTCAGTCGCTACATTAGGAGCACCACCCCATGCAAAGTGATTGCTATGTGCATCAGCATTGATAAATCTATAATATCCAGTTTTCACTGTATATGCAGCAGATGTTTGAGGAGTGTCACTATTATCAGTGAGACTACCCAAGTCCTGAACGGGTACGGTTACATTCGATGCCATGTCACTCAGTTAGATTTCTTCTGTATTATTTATCTCCTTCTGCTTCTTTAGCATTTTCTGGAGTTCTGCTGTACTACCAACAAACATTGTATTGTTGACTGTAGACGGTCCCTTTGACTTGGGTTCGTCATCCAGTTCCTTCATTTTCTTCTGAAGGTCAATCAACTTGTCTGCTACGTCTCCGACGTTTTTGATAAGTTGACCAGCAACTTCATAAGCACGAGGATGGTCGCTCGCTCGTGCCACATCAAGTATGCCATCTACCGCCTCCTGACCTTTCATAACTAGGTTATGTAGTTGAGCACGAGTAGTCTCATAGTCTTGTTTGACATCTTGAGAGTCTGACTTCTTAAGCGAAGGTTTCTCATCAACAACTTTCTGAATCTCTGCGGGTTCAGTACCAAATACTTCGTTCAATCCGTCAAATGTGCTCATAAGTCTTCATCCTGACCAGTTACTGGATTGTACTTCTTATTGTCAACAAACTCAGAGTAAATCTCACCAAATCCAAAATCATCATCTGCATCAGCAGTGATGGGGTCAGGTGTGACTTGATAACGAACTTCACGAGGAGCAGGTGTTGCGGTAGTTGTATAACTATCGACGATTGCTTTCGTGATAAGTTTGCTCTCTTGAACAGGACCGTAGAGGTACGTTTTTACAGTGAATGTAAGTGTGTATATGATTGCTCTACGAGTTGCAAAATTGCCTTCGTAGTCATCCTCATATCCAATACTATTTAATACGATAGGTACATCTCTAACATCATCATCTTCCGCAAGTTTCATCGAAAGATTGTAATGAGGTTGGAAGAATGGGAGAATTTGTTCTAATACCTGTAGACCATCTTCTTGGTTCTTAGAGATAATTGAAAGTTCAAATCCAAGGTTGTAAGGAACAGGCATGAATCTAGTGTCTGCTTTGCTGCTATCATCAGACTTAACCCTCTTCATCGTTTGTGTGGGAGACACTTTTCTAGAGGGGTCGTAGTCTATACCGTTAATCTCAAAAGAGATACGAGGAAGAGTAATCTGGACACCACGATTCGTCGGGTCGGGATTTTGGTCAAGACGCGCCAGAAACTTTTGCTTCGGACCATAAGCCAGAGGCACCTTCATCACTTCATTAGAGCGACGAAGTTCAATGTTGTTGAACAAAGTTCCAAACCCAACAACAGTCTTTCTAAAAATTTCGTTGTAAAAATATGTACCTAACATTTATTATGTTCCCGAAATAGTTCCAAAGGGATTGCCCTCAGTGAAATCAATAATGTCGTCATCTTCACTCTCAAACGCTGCGTTTTGGTCGTAACTAGATGCCGTATTATTTAGAGTAGTATAAGTCTCAGGACTCCAGAGAGCACCTGATGTTAGACCCTTGATAGTCTCAGCAGTATTAAACGTTCCAGTACGATTGATTACTTGGAGAGTTCTAGTTGCTGCATCCCAGGACTTGACTTCTGCTCTATTGTCTTTTGGACTGTAGTCGATTTCGACAGTAGGTGCAGAAGTGTACCCACTGCCAGGGCTTGTGATAGTAACACCAGTAACGAGACCAGCAGCACTAACCGTAGCAGTACCCGTAGCACCATTTCCTCCACCTCCGCTAAATGTTACGGTCGGAACAAGTGTCGTGTTGTAATACTGACCACCATCAGTAATTGTCACCGCAGTAACAGCATCACCAGTGATAGTTGATGTAGCAAATGCACGATAGAGGTCACCAACAATCTCTTCCCCAACGGTAAAGTCTCCAGTACCGCCAGGGTCAAGAATGAGTTTGATAGAAACTGCGTTGTTAGTTTCTACAGCATCAATTTCAGCAACTCCAGTGTCGATAGACTCATCGCTATACTCGAACAGTTCACACTGAAGTTCCCAAACATATCCTTTCCCCAACTGGTAGAAAGGTCTTTCGTGCTCTACAAATTTAATTTCAAATAATTTCCTGGCAACAGGGAACCAAATTAGGTCACCCTCGTTTGGTCTTCCTTCCACGTTGAGGGCGGCGTTCGCGTCCACTTCGCTTTCAAACTTTGCGCGAGATACAACAAACGTCGTTTTGTTCTCGATGCGGATTCCGAACTTACTAAGGAGTTCACCTTGTCCTTCCCATCCGTCAACATCGTTGACATATGCTCGGATAGAGAGTGCTTGATTGAATTCAGAGGTTTCGACTTCATTGAGGATAGTGTCTCGGTTGACGTAGGTCCTAGGTAGATAATACACGTCCTGACCGTACAAGTCAATGCTTTCGTTGATTAAATTTCCAATAAAAGTCTGCTCCTGGGCAGACCCATTGAGTTTCAAACGGCAAGCACTTGTAGGTAAGGACTGAATGCAGTTGTCTGGATTCGGATTTGAGTAAGTCATCCAACTATGTCAAGGGGAGGGAGTTCGTAACGAGTGTGCAACTCATCGATGAGCGCCTGTTTCTTTTTGTCTGCGTCGTCCAAGATTGCACGACCGTTGAGGGTGACACCACCAAGCATTTGTACACCATCGTACTTGCTCAGGTTTTGACCCCATTGCTGTTGGAACAATGCCTCGGTGTAACCTTTCAACCATTCGTTGTTGTAGGCATCGGTATATGTTTCTGGGTCAATCGGCATAGTACAATCTACCAAGATGTAATTATCATTGGTAAGAGTATTCTTCCAATCAAAATCCAGGAACAATTTGTTTTGGTGGACAGTCCAACGTACTCTTCTATGAGCTGTAGAATTGGTAACCCAATCCAAGGTCTCAAGATACTGAGATGTCATGAAATAGTGGAGAATCTGACCATGAGCAAATCCATAGATATCGTTCAGGAAGATTTGATATTTGATATTGAAGATATTGCCAGGTACAGTTGTCGAACCATTGAGACCTGTATACACATGGTTGATACCTGTGACTCCAGGAGGAAGTTCAACATAATTGTCTAGTTCTTGCCACGCTGTAGAACCCATGGTTGTAGCACCTTGAGCAGCAGTTCTAATCGCTTCAGTCACCTGAATACGAATGATGGTTTGGTAAGAACCTTCATAATGAAACTCTTGGAACTGATGGATTGCCTCTTCAACTAGGTCATCCAGTTGCTCATCGCATACGTTAATGTCGATGGCAGGATAACCCAGTCTACGAAGAGCATACGCCTTCAGTTCTGCTTTGGTGGCGGGTTTAGTAGCGGACATTTTTTATCAAGCGAACGGAGTAGAATCGATGACGCGGGTTTCGCCATTGGCAACCCCGCCAGTGCTAAAGGTAAGGGTTTCTCCAGCAACGAAGAAACCAGTAACGCTATCAACTTGGATACCTTTAATACCACCAGCGAGGTTGAGGACATCGGTGATAGTACCAGTTGCACCAGAAACAGAACCAACGAAAGTATCACCAACTGTCAAACCAGTGTTAAGACCAGTATGACGAATTATGAGAGTTGTAGTAGTTTCAAGGTTGGACAGCATACTCTGGAGTTGCAGGAATGCATTCTCCAAGAACGTCTGGGAAATCTTAACTTCCCCACCAGCAACAGCGAGATGATTGCTGTTGAAGGAAGCAACACCTCGGTTAGAAGCGGTTGCAATCTCAGCATCAATCTCGATTTGGTTATTGACATCATTATAATTGATATCAATACCTTCACCTGCAACCAGAGCGTTACCAACGGCATCCTGAGCACGTTCTGCAGTGAAGTACTGATAGTTAACGTTCTCAGAGATGTCTGCGGTAGAAGCGCCTGTAGCAGACGTTACACGACCTTTGGCGTCTACGGTAACCTTAGTGTAAGTTCCTGCCGTTACACCGCTGTTTACCAGGGTGCTAGCGATTGTGACATTGCTACCACCATTAAAGGAAACGGAACCAGTGAGGTCACCAGACAAAGCAATGTTTCTTGCAGTCTGCAGAGTAGATGCTGTGGAAGCATTACCAGCCAAGTTACCAGTTACATCACCAGTCAGGTTTGCGGTGATAGTACCAGCAGAGAAGTTGCCAGAAGAATCTCTAGCAACCAGACGACCAACAACGTTAGCCGAAGTCGCGTCGGTGACAATCTGACGAGCATTTGCACCGTTATAGGAAGTACCAGAAGCAAAGCTCAGGTGTGTTCCAACAGAAAGAGTGTTGCTTACTTGAGTTGCTGTTCCCGAGAGGTTTGCAGTAATTGTACCTGCTGCGAAGTTACCGTTAACGTCACGTAGAACAACAGAGTTAGCAGCAGATGCGGTGTTGGTGTTGAGGGTAAAGGTTGTGTTTCCAGAGACACCATTGCCATTGGTAACAGTAAGACCTGTTCCCGAAACAGCAAATGTTCTCCTATCGTATGTTCCATTTCCAGTCCTTACGAGGTAACCTGTTTGTGTTGTTTGAGATGCCAGTGCAGTGATGTCTGCATCATCAAACGTGGTGGTGATAGTTACGTTGCTACCACCATTGAAGTTGACATTACCATTAACAACGCCGTCAATAGCGATGTTGCGGGTTGTCTTCAGAGTATCTGCCGTAAGAGCATTACCCTGAATACCTGCACTTGCTCCAGTACCACCATTTACAGTGATAATATTTGCTGAGAAGTTACCGATAGCATTACGATAAACGACTGTGTTACCTGTAGCACTTGCAGAGGTTGTCATACCATCCAGCAAGTCTGCGTTCAGGTTAGTAACCTTAGTTGTGGATGCAACAGTAAACGGAGCAGTACCAGTAGCAACGTTGCTAATAAGTTGTCCATCGACAGTGATTGTTCCATCAACATTCAAGTTGCTATCGATGTCAACCGAAGTGCCTGCACCAGTGACTTCCAGTTTGCCGACACGGAGGGTTGCATCAGTACCTGTGTAAACTTCGGCATTGTTGGTAGCACTCTCAAGCATGCGGTACTTACCGAGGTTGTTGTCCCAACCAAAGAAACCAAACTTGGCACCACCATCGTAGTAACGGAACTCAACACCACGGTCCTTGCCGTCATTAGAGCTGGGAGCAGTATCACCACCCAGAGTAATGATGGGGTCATCAATGGTCATTACCGTCGAATTAACGGTAGTGGTAGTACCGTTGACCGTGAGGTTCTGGTTAATTACAACGTTGTTTTGGAATGTTGCATTACCATCAACATTCAGCGTATTGTTCAGTTCTGTATGACCGTCAACATCCAGAGTGGAGTTGAGAGTTGTAGCACCGTCAACATCTAATGTATTGTTGAAGGTTACACCACCATCAACATCAAGAGTACCATCGGTGTGGATGTTGCCAGTAGCACCATCGATGGTCATCTCAATGTTGCCAGCACCATCGATATATCTGTATGTGTTGTTGTTACGATAGTCAATGTTTGCTCTGAACGTAGAAGCGTTATCTACATCGAAAGTGGAACCATTGAAGTTAACATTGTCATTTACTGTCAGACTACCTTGAATAAAGGTGGCACCAGTATTAGACCAGACGTTAAACTTATCAGTACCGTTATTGTCTTGTACTCTGAAATAGGAGTTAACATCATTAACGATGAGGTCTTGCTGGAACGTTGCGTCACCATCAACGTTGAGAGTGCTATTCAGTTCCGTGTGCTGATTAACAGTTAGAGTGTTATTGAGTGTTGTAGCATTGTATGCATACAACGTACCAGAAATGCTAGTGTTGCCGTTATCGTTATCAACAGAGAAACGAGTAATGTTGGTGCCATCTTTGATACTGAAGTATCGGTTCGCACCAACAAAGTTGACATTCCCATTTACGGTTTGGTCAGCATTGATTGTTACGTTAGCATCAAACTGGGAAGTATTATCGACTTCCAGGGTGCCGTAGATATAGGTGTTACCGTTGTCAGTATCAACTGTAAATCTGTTTGCTGCCGCTGCAGTACGAATGATAAACTCTTTGTTGTCTGCAGTGACAATCAGGTTGTCGGTAATCTCAGTTTCCAATTGAACATCGAGAGTACCTTCGATGACAGTGTTGCCAGTGTCAGTATCAACAGTGAACACCGCCGCAGCATCACCATCAAGAATAAGAAAATCTTCGTTTGCTGCCTGAATGACGAGAGAATCGAAAATAGTTACTTGACCCTCTATGTCCAAAGTGCTGTTAGCAAAAATTGCACCACCGATACCTACACCACCAGCAACAATCAGAGCACCTGAGGTATGAGTGTTGGAGACTGTAGTATCTGTCAGCTCAATACTACCTGCGACCAGGGTAGAATCTGTACCAGAGAAAACTTCGGATGAGTTGGTTGCAGCATGAAGCAAGTGATACTTGCCCATGTCATTATCCCAACCAAAGAACCCAAGACGTGCTTGAGTATCATAGTAACGGAACTCAATACCACGGTCTTTGGAGTCATTGACAGTAGGAGCAGTATCACCAGCAAGTGTGATGATGGGGTCATCGATTGTTACTACCGTAGAATTTACGGTAGTTGTTGTTCCCATAACCGTGAGGTCACCCATGATGGAAACTGTACCTGCCGTGTTACCACCAGCAGGATACGGGTCGATTGTAATAGTGCCCGCAGAAGTATTACCGTAGATTGTAGAACCATTGAAGTGAATATCTTCAATGATAACGTCATTACTTGTAGATTGAATTGAGATATCATTATCAGCGGTCATTTCAATCTTCGCTTCACCAGCACCAGCGTTATTTGCTGTGAAGCGAAGGAATCTGTTGGATGTAGTGTTTGCATCCATGAGAACCGTCAGAGAACCTTGACGGTTGATAGTCTGGATAGATGTGCTTGTCTTATCAAGAGTAATATCACTGAAGATTGTTGCCGTTGCAGTGTTTACATCTAGGTCTTGGTCGTGTGCAACATGCAGAAGGGAATTACCACTGGTGTTGTTTACACGCAGAGTATTAATAGTAGTAAAGCCTGTATAAGCATCAGCAGTAGTGTGCTCGTTGTCGAGCTCATAATCCGTGGTGGAATTTCCGTCTGTGAAGATGAGTCGGTTGTTTTGCAGCTGGGTGTTGTCGATTGCAGCTGCTGCGATTGTGACGTGTCCGTTAGTATCAACATCAAAGTCCTCTTGAGCAAAAGATGCTAAACCTTTCTGAGGTGTGCCAACTGCTGCCAGGAATCTCCAACCACCAGCATCTCCGCTGGTGTGAGAAGGAGCACCAAGACCAGAGTTGATTGATACCAGTGCCTGATATACATTGCCACCAGAGTGAATAATATCGTAGCGAGAATATGATGTCGCTGCATCATATTCAGGTTGTTTTGTACCTTCGATTGCAGTGGTAATCGGTATCGTTTCAGATGATGTGAAACGACCCCATCTGTCGAGGGTGTAGCGAACTGTATTGACAGTTCTGTTGGTATTCAGCGGCAGGTCATCCCCACCAACAGAAATAATTGCAGGAATATTATAAAGTGCAGTGTCGTCAGTGCCTGTAGCAATATATTCCGATTCGAGAGTAACCACAGAGACTGCTAAGTCAATTTGGGGGTTGCCGCTGACAGCGTTACCATTATCAATGTCAATTCTACCTGTGGTTCCCAGGAGAGTTCTTGCTTGAATCGTACCAGCAGCGGTACGAGAAACCATGCCCAGAGCAGACAATGCAGCGAGAGATGTCAGGTCAGGGTCGAGTGGTTGTACGTCAGTAAGACCCATGTCCACATAGGACGTTGGGTTAGAAGCATTTGTGATGCGCCCCTTAGCATCAACAGTTAGTTTTGTATAAGTCCCGTTCGATGTGGTTGTACCATCATAGTGAGGTAGGGTTGTAACAACCTGAAGCAGCGCGTTAATGTTCAGGTTAGAACTACCATCAAATACACCAGAACCCACAACGTCCTGAGACAACTGAATTTGACGAGCAGTTGTCAGTCTCTGTGCGGTAGAAGCAGAACCAATCAGGTTTGCAGTAATGTTACCTGCAGAGAAGTTACCGTCAGCGTCTCTTTGAACAAGAGTGTTTGCTGTACTGGTAATCGACTCCAGAGGTCTTTCGTATCGTAGGGAGTTCCAAGACGTAACACCATCACCGATTTTGATACGACCTGTATCAAGTTCGATTCCGAGTTCACCTTGAGCCAGAATAGGGTTAGCATTTGCCCATTCCTGAGCGCCACCACGACGTAGTTGGATTCTATTTGCCATTGTCTATAAACGCTGCTTAGGGGGACTTCTGTGAGTTATAGTTATTTATCACAACAAAAAGGGGACCCGAAGGTCCCCTTTACTTACTCATTCTTCAGGAGGGGTATCCGCTACGACCACCTCTTCTTCGGCAGGTGGGTCAACATAATACTCCAGTGCCTCAATAGCACCTTTGAGTTTGAGGATTGTCTGCTCATTTTGGCGAATAGAAGAGACCAGTTTTTGGTTCTCTTCAAGCAGTCCTTCCATCCGTTGACGGAACTGCGTCAGCATTTCATCCTGGGAAACTTTCTCAATTGTCATGATTTTTTTGGACTAACGTTAGTAGGAGTGATTTGATATCTCCCATTTCTGATTTTAACTCAGAAATCTCATTTTGTAAATCGTTTAGAGATTTGTTCTTCTTTTTATCCTGTTCAAGACCGCGCATGTAGTTTTCATACTCACGGCGGTTAGTGTTAACAACCGCCCCAGAGTACTTATCTCGCCCCAGGTGAGGGTGGTCCGTCACAGGTTGAAGTTCAATTTTCGGGTCAATCATGATGCAAGTGCAATTGCTCTAAACTCTTTAATCTGTGGGGGATATGCTTGGTTTGCACTACGCATTACAATCTTAATTTGATATGCGGAGAATTCCAAACCAGTTACTTCGTACTCATAATCAGAGTACATTACTTGGTCTGTAGAAGAAGGAATGGTTGCATCGGCTGTGGGGAAGTACTCATATCCGATTTCATCCAACTCCTGACCAGAACCAGGCGCGACTACCTTATATAGGACATCAATCTCAGCACCATTTGGACGGTATGCACTAAACATAACCTTAATGGAGCGAGAAGTGTTAGTCAGACGTGCAACCTTAGTCAAGTAAACTGCGGAATGCGGGTCACCTGTAGGTTGCTTAGAAAGAGTCGGGTTAGAAGGATTGTTAACTCTATTAGAAGTTGTAATCAGAGAAACACGGTCAAGGTCAATGTAAGGACTTACATTATCAACACTAGACTGCAATGCACACTCAAGTCTAAGAGACTTCTGACCATTTAGTTCTTCATCCTCATTAACCTGCGAACAAACCATTCTCGGAGAAGCGAAGTAGTTTTGCTCATTCAGGAGAACGTCATCCAGAACACCATCATCAACAAAGGAATTTTGTGTAGTAGTGATACCATCATTAATTGAAGAGCCAGAGATTGTACCGACCCTAGCAGTCATCTCGGTCTTCGGCAGAACAAGATTTTGTACTGTAGGTGTCAGAACTTCAAACGGAATGTTCTGAGTCGCAGATGCGTTAGCACCACCACTGACAACGCCAAGGCGTGCAACAGACTGAGTAACGAGTTCATATGTATCCAGAGTCGGACTAGAAATCTGGTTATGAGTCTTATTGATTTCAATCAGAGGAATGCCATCAAGGTTGTAGCAATGTACTACATCACTTTCAGCATGAGCAGAAGCAGTGGTATTGTTAGCACCTCTTTCAACTACAGTAATAGACTTACCATCGGCAGAGACTTGGTTGTAGCTAATAATTTCATCGCCAATCTTAATGTATCCAGGATTGCTGGCAGAAATGCCAAGACCATTGACAACAGTGTGGAATGCCCGAGCATCGTTGATAGGAATTGTGGTATCATCATCGTCAACACCAGCAGTCAGATATGTGGGATTGACCTCGGATTCAACGTTCTGAATAACAACGTTGTTGCGGGTATCATGCATACCATGGTTAGAATGCAGTACGGTAACCTTCTTAGTGGATTGGTCGAATGTCGGTGTGATAGAAACGAACGATTCAACAGAGTCGCCAGTTACAGTGTGGTTTGCACCATCAATAACACCAGAAACAACTGTACCACCAGTGTTGGTTGCCTCAACAGTTTCGTTATCAGTGAATGTCTTAGAAACAAACTTCAGAGTCAGAAGGCGGTTGACACTATCCCAACTTACAACTTCAGCAGTAGCACCACTGGTTTGACCAGTAATTGTTGTACCAACTTCAAAGTCACCTGTCAGACCAGCAGCAAGGATTGTCATACTGCCTTCCGAACGGGAAGAAACCAGAGAGTACGTTACAACACCACCAGTATTAGAACCAACTTGGAAAGCACCACTAATATCAGTTACGGTGATTTGGTTGGGATTCGTAACGGTGTTGACTGCCGTAATGGTAGCAAGAGCATTAGAAGTCTTCTGATAGATTCTCGCACCAACAGTAAAGGTCTTACCTACACCATCAAGTACAAAGATTTGGTCAGGTTTATGTGTTTGGATTGGATTGTTTCTCAGATGGAGAACACCGCCATTACCAAGACCAAGGCGAGCGTTAGTAAACGTTGCCGTAGCACCTGTGGTGCTAAACTTCGCTCTATAAAGGTTGAACTTAAGGTCTTCGTACTGGTCAGCAGTCCAGGTAGATGCGTTCTGCGACTTGAACAGAACACCAGCATAGGGTTGTTCGGAGATAGTTCTGTCTCCAGTGACATCAACGTCACCCATTCTAGAAATCCAGACCTGATACTCGTTAGAGTCAGTGAACAAAATCAGTGCATATTCAACGCCTTGCTGCAAGTAGACAGGAGCACGGAATGTGAACTTAGTCGGAATTGCTGCAGATTCGGAGAGTTGTACGTCTTCTGGTTTGACCGTAGTATCAGAGAACGGAAGAATCTTGTTAGAAGGATAACCGTTAACCATACTTCTAATCTGACAGTTAATAGGAATATTAGTATCTTTGGTGTAGAAGTAGAACTCGGCAGAGGTTACGAATACACCACCCTCATCGTCAACCAAGAAAGATTGTGCAAGAGGGTCCCACCAACCAATCTGGCGAACCTCAGAACGTGTCGAGGTGATTGTCTGAGTATCGGTAACGGTATCCTTAACAATATCAGCATTACGAATTGCCAGGATGTTCTCCTGAACGGTGTTCAGTGTACCACTAGCTTCGTACGTAACGTCTGCACTAGAAGATACTGCACCAGTAAGAAAGGAGTTTGTTTCACTTGTGGTCATACGAAGGACACGTTTGCCAGTTGCCCAACGAGGGTTAGCATCATTACCAGGGTCGGGAATGAAGAGAGTACCATAATACTGACCAATTCTATCGGTCAGGATTCTACGTGCTTTAACAACTGCCTTAGCACCAGAGGTGCCAACAAGAACTTCACCAACCTGAATATTACCGTAGTAATCACCATTTACCTGAGTTGCCATCGCTTCGACATCAACGTTCAGATATACCGTCTCCGAAGAGTAGGAATCGGGAAGTTCAGAGTCATCATAGGGGTTCCACTTGTAACCGTCATTAGGTGCAACAACTTTCAACTTAACACCAGATGTTTCACCAGTAACAGTTTCACCAATCACAAACGGAGTAGCATTTGTTCTACTGTCTGTGTTGGGGTCCTTGATAAGTTCAATTAGTTTGGGAGTGATGTAGTTTACAACAGACTGACCATCGAAGAACGGATAGAATGTCGTTCTAGGCTTCAGACGTGCAATAGCAACACCAATATTTCTGGAACGAATCCAAGGAATAGAGGTCTGAGAAATTAGAGTATCACCCATCGACTTTCTGTCGATTCTGGGAACAATTCTAGTTCTAATACCAGTTCTAGACTGCTTCTGAGTTACAGTAATGTCTCTTGCTTCGTGAACATAAGCAAACCAACCAGTACCACCCAACCAGTGACCACCACCGATGTTAGTGTGGGAAAGATATCTTCTAGTACCACCAACAGTTTCACCAGTCCAATCAGTCTGCCAGGAGTTCCACTGAACAGGTGCAAAACCATTCTGGTCAACGTTGTTTTCTCTAGCAACAGCAGAGAAGTCGCCCTCAATGTTCTCAACACGAGCAGGAAGACGCTTAGTGTCTACCCAGTCATCAGATGCAGGAGTCAGGTCAATACGTCCAATGTAAGTGAAAACGTTAAACGGGTTAACATTCTCAACACGAGATGCATAGGGTTGTTGAATAGCAAGCATCTCTTCATAAGGAAGAGTCAAAACAGGACCAGTCTTTTGTACGGTAGAGAGGTCTGGTTGGAATTCAAGAGAAACGTTAGTCGTATAGTGTGTAGGACGGCACTCACCATTAGCAAAGTCCAGAGAAGCACGATAATCTTCATGCTGAAGGTCACTAACGTTGTGGGATGAGAAGTCGTCTACAATATAACCATTCTTAAATCTGTCCTTACCATTAGCATCAGTAATCTTGAGATTATTAGTATCTGCTTCCAGCATGGATAGAGCAGTGTAATACTCTACCTGGGAAAGACGCTGTTCAATTTCACCGATGTCACGCATTGTGTAACGACGGTTGTCTTCTTTCTTGATATAAACGTCTCTGTCTGGGTTATAACCATAGGGTCTATGGCGCATAAGTGCCAAGAACATGGCGTTCTTGATATCCTCTGGCGGTTGTGGGTTATCATCAGAAACACCCTTAACAACTTGGAACTGACGGTCTGCAGTCAGGAAGACCTTATCAATACGTCTGAGATAATAATCATAGTCACAACGGAAGTCAGTATCAATCTTGGGAATATCAAATACTGTTGCGTTTACCAGTCCACCAATGTCAAATACACGGGATTTGAAGTCATAGGTAGAACAGTTAACATATGCAGGCGAACCAACAGTACCAGTGCCACTGTAGAGAGGTTTAACAGCAGGACGGAAGTCGAGTACGTCTCTCAGTTCAATATTCTTGAATCTGGGAATATCTTTGTAAGCAATACCAGTATAAGATTGTCCAGCAAAATAATCGCCAGTGGACTGGTGAGAGAACCAGTCAACAACAACCTTAAGTTTACGGATAGGTGCAGCTGCACCAGCAACTCTTACAAGTCTGGAGCAGTCATAGAACATACCTCTCTGACCGTTGTCCAGATAATAATTGTCAGTCACATCTTTAGAACCAACGACGATAGAACCCTCATTATCATTAATCAGGGCAGAAATCGATTCTTGCTGACTGTTAAGACCATCGATTGTTTCACCACCGATGAATGTACCACTCAGGGTAACAAATGTCAGACGCAGTGTAGTAGACGCAAAGTCAACGACAAGACCTCTAGCACCCGATGTTCTACCAACGATAACAGAACCAACAGCAAAGAATGCTGGTTCAACCAGTTGCATCGAAGGGATTACGGGGTCATTATCATCATAGGATTCGTAAACTGCTCTGAGTCTATAACCATCGGGGAGACCCAAAGAGATTTCTTTATCTTCGATACGTGTACCATACAAGTTAGAATACTGAAGACCGAAGAGTTGATTATCCAGTTCTTGGATAGTCTTGAAGACCTTAAGAACAAACATGCTGTTGTTCGATTTAATCTTCTTAGTAGTTACGTTCTTGGAGATTGTAGCAGTCAACTTAACAGAAGTAACTGCGGTAAGACCAGTAACTTGAAGTGTAGTTCTGTCACTAGATGTGAAAGTTGCATAACCAGCAACACCAGGAGTACCGTCTTGTACCTCAATGACATCACCAACGCCAGAACCGCCAGTTACGACAAGACTATAGTTTTCTCTAGAAATAGAGGAGAACTGTTCGTTTTCTGGAAGAGTAACAGTAAATGCGTTGGATGAAATGGAGATATTATCAAATGTTCTCCGTACTGTCATCGATTCGTCGGAGATGGACTTGATAGATTCCCGAGGCATGGGAGAGAACAGGTCTGCATTCTCTCTACCCTGAAGACTAGGACGGAATCTCAGTACGGGAGAATATGTGCCATCGGCAGGAGCATTAGCAGCAATACAAGTAGCAACCTGTGTTGTGGTATTGATAATATTAGTGTAGTTTGTAGTTCCCAGCGAAGCGGGGTTTACTCTATCAACGATGACGTAGTTAGAAGCATTGAAGTAGATGTAGTCGCCAGGACGGAGGTCCGCACCAAAGTTGGAGTTAAAACCTGTGAGTGTTGTACCAGAGGCACCGAGCTGGAAAGCATCACCACGAAGTTGTACAATATCATTCAGTACAAGGTCAGATGTAAATTCAATGTTATTAGTCGTTTCATCTCTAGCAACCATCTGACGAGCATCAGTAAACTCGTATTTGTACAGATGGGCAATAGAACCTTTCTCTCTACCATCAACATGAATGACTTCATTCTTAGCAAAGTTACCAGTAATTTGGTAGAGTCTCATTTGAGTAGAAGCACTAATGCCATCTACAATGAAACCTCTCGCACCAGAAGTGGCACCCACAACCAAAGAACCTTGTCCAATAGTTTGAGCGGAAGAAAGTTCAACAACAGTGAACATGTTGATATCAAACAAGTTCGACTGATATTCGTCATCAGTGTTGCTAAAAGTTGCATCTGGGTCAGAAGCATATTCAGACGCAGCAATTCTAGCGTATCCAATAACATTGCCAGTAACATCACCAGGAGTTACAGTAGCAGTATCATACAATTCAACAGTTTGATATGAATTAGTTACTGAAGAACCACTAAAGTTGGGGAAACCATATACATTCTGGTTGAAAACAACGTTACCCAGGTCAAATGGAATAATTGTGTTTTGAACTGCTTTGGTATCTCTGGGTTTCTCCAGGTCAATATATGTTGGTTGCAGAGTTTCCATCTGATAACCACGTACATATGCTTTGCCAGGACCAAACTCCACAGCATACAACGAATCGCCTGCAGCATTACCTTGTGCAGTTACTTGCCCAAGACTATAAACACCACCATTGAATCCATCGTTTACAGATTCACGCATTCTGATTTGGAAATCAGAGACAGTATAATCACCAGACTCATCGTATGTTCTGGCAGCAAGCGTCTTTTCAAGTTCAGAGTATGAAGTACGTTCAACAATCTTCTGAACTTTAGAGTTAGAGATACGAAGAAGTTCTACAAAGTTCTTATCAGAGTCATCATCAAGTGCTTTCTTGATAAGAGTGGTGCTAATTTTGAATCGGTGAGCACCAGGAGCCGAATAGTTTGAAGTACCAGCAGCGTTATCATTCAGGGATACATCGTCTTCTGAAGTGATAATCGATTCGGAGATGGATAGACCAACCCTATATGAGGGGTTGTTTCCATACTGGTCAAGAAGAATATACTGAGAGGGAACGTCAACAAAGTAACCTCTAATAAAGTAAACACCTTGGTTTACATATGCAGCAGAACCAACCGCAGTACCATTCGCAGGAAGAATCTGTGCAAAAGGAGAACCAACTTCAATCAGGGTTGTTCCAAAAGTAATATCATTACTTGCAACCAACTGTTCATTATTATCGAACGTATTCTTGGTTGCCGTCTCGTCGTCAGACTCAATATACTTAACGTAAAGAGTAATGTACCCCTTTTCAGAATCTGCCGCAGAAAGGGTGTACAGAACTTTTGCTTTGATACCAGTATTGAGACCAGTAATAATTTTCCCTGACAGTTGGGACCTATACTGCTCAACTGACGCACCCAAGAAACTTTCTTGAATCAGGATAGCACTAACCGACAAGTCATAACCGACCTGTCCAGGGATGACCATTGCACCCTCTTTGAACAGGTGCTGACCAATCGACTCCACCTGATTCTGCATGATGCTCTGCATCGTCGTGAGTTCCCTTGCCTGAATAGGGAAACCAGGACGGAACAGAACTTTGTAGAAGTTCTTATTCTTGTCAAAATCGTCGTAATACGGCGTGACGTTAAGGTTGGTATTCTGCGGCATTTCTTTAGAACTCGATTACGATTTTAATATCTTCGATTTGGTCGTTTGCACGACTAATGGTCCGTCTATTATCTATGTAAATTACGTTACCACTATTTCTCTCAACTTCAGGTTTTGCATAACCAGAGGTAAAACGCATACCCAAGTCATACTCAGTGTTGTTAATAACACGAGATGATGTATTTGGGATAGCTGGGAAGTTAACGTCGGGTTCACCAGAAGCACCTGAACCAAGACCAGTGATGGAGTTGGAACCATCAAACTCGTTCAGAGAACCAGTTACTTCAGGGAAAATTCCGTCAACACGGTTCTGATAATACTTGAGAACTTTTGTAGTGGAGTTCCAAGAAACAACTCTGCCTCTGGATGTGACAGATTGACCACCAACAATACGAGTTTGCTGGAGAGTTTCGTCTGCAATAAAATTGCCTTGGAATGTGGGTGAGAAGATTGTTGCTTTAGTAGCAGATACGGTCAAATCATCAAGAAGTTCTACAGTACCAAAGCGCAACGGGTTAACTACAAGTCCAACACGACGATAATCGTTATCGATGGGAAAATCGCCAGCACCCTCAGCATAAGAGAGTTTAGCGTTTACCATGACACGATATGCACCAAGTTCAATCAGGGGGTCTGCTCCGTGGCCACCTGGGGGAGGAATAACAACATCGATGACGGCACCTGTTCCAGTACCAACACCAGAGATGTTATCAACTGTAATCTTACCAAAGGTGTATCCAGTACCACCAGAGGTCACAGTTGCGGAGATAACTTTACCACCGTCAATAACAATAGAAACACGTCCACCAACACCGTCACCATTAATAGTAACGTTGTCATATGTACCGTTGTTATAACCAGAACCAGAGGAAGTAATTACAACAGTATCAATCTCACCAGGAACTGCGTTTGTTTTAACCGAAAGGTCTTGAAACACAGGCATATAGTCACTGGAGAAAAACTTTAGAACCTGTGCCACTGGGATGGTGTAGAGATACTTCCAACGATAACCATCAGCAGTAGAGATGATAGAAGTAGAAGTACCAGTTGGTTCGATAGTCGAGGGTTTTCCATTGGGGTCAGAAGGAGAAGTCCCGTTGTAAATACACTTATAAACTTGATAGTTCGAGTTTACAACATAGAAATCCGAATCATAAAGTTTGGTCGCACCAGAAGATGCAGTGTTAGTAGGAGAATAGTCATGACGATACATGTCATAAGTAAAACCCAATCCACCAGTAGTCTTCTCGGGGGGAGTCCAGTCAATACGACGAACAACCTGAACCGTATCAGAGGAAAGGACACGCTTCATGGAAATCATGTCGTCATACGAGTCAGAAAACTCGAAGAACGAGTCCACTGCTTGCGGAGGCGAGTTTTCATTATCCCACGCTTGAGGTCTACCAATAAACAGATACAATCTGTCTCTGGTGGAACCTGCCGCTGTATCACTTTGGTTTGGGTCGGGACCTTCCAAAGATTTAATGAATTTTTTCGCAGAAAAAATTCTAAATTGGTCCGTAAGAAGTGCTGACATTATTTGACGGGTATTTTTTCCTCTAGTTTATTTATCTTAGTTGTCGTCACGTACCAAAACATCATATTCGATGGACTTGATTCTCCAGGAAGCAGCAGTACCAACCAAACGCTCCCCACCAAGGACAACTTCACCGACAGCGCCAGAGCCAGTTGTGTCTCCTGGGTCGTTGGTGAATGTTACTGTTGGGTGTAAAGTAGAACCAGTCAACTCTTTCTCATAACCATAACCACCAGCAGTAACAGTAATACTAGAAACTTGGTCTCCAGATGCAGTCATTGTTGCAGTTGCAGTTGCTTGAATATCTCCAGCATTCTCAATCACGACTGACGGAGCTGCTGTATAGTCAAGACCAGGACTTACAACACGTACTTCAACAATCGTGGAATTGTGTGAGAACGTATAGAAAATACCACCATCACCGATTAGTGCGTTACCAGTATCATATGGAATTGGGTTAATAACTGTAAGAATGTGATTATCAGCATCCCATTCTTCTACAGTTGCACGAACGAGCGATTGGTCTCCTTCAACGAGTTCTCCGACTTGATAATTTTGCTGATTACTATTATTAAGGTCAAGTTGGATTTTAAGTCTGGCAACGTGCTCAGTACCACTGTACAAACCGCCTGCTGCAGCAATACCTGCATATCGGAAGGGGATAGAAGCGTCCTTAATTTGGTCACCAACTGCAAGTAGAGTCGTGTTTTGTCCACCTTGAGTTTCCTCCAAACCATAAAGTGAGTTGTACAGACCACCATCCAGAGAAATCTGGTTCTCGAAATCTGTACCTGTATTTACGAGGTCAGGAATACCATCTCCCTCACCATCATTTTCATCATCATCTTCTAATCGAACGTTCTCTAGAACACCGATTGGTTCTGTCAGAACAGGAATAGATACGCCAGAGTCACCTGCAAGGTAAATCAGGACGTGAGGTGGATACGACTGGTTTGCCGAAGAGGGCAGACCCGCATCAAACGAAACAATATTTTCTTCAACTTCTGACCTACCAGCATCAATGAATGCAAGTTCGTCAACTTCAAAGACCAGGAACAATTCTCTAGTGTTTGGATTCCAGTCATATACTTTTGCAACTTTGTTGTTAGCGTTTTCAATTCTTCTGACAATTCTATCGCCAACGTTGAACTGATACTGAGAGATACCATCGGGAGTATTGTTAATAGTATCTAGAATAACTCTCTGGTCATATCTAAAGTTAGTACCTCGGGTACAATCAAGAAGCCTATTACCACTCTTAGAGGTATAACGAATTAACTCCCTGTTAACAAGAATAGTACCAGAACCAGGAAGTGCTGCTGTAGAGTTTAATATAACAGTTGGGTCGGTATCAGTTAGAGACCTAACCAATCCCATAAGGAAGAACTGAGAAGAGTTGAAAGAAACTCGGTTTCTTGTTACCCTCTTTACATTAACCAGTTTGGTGAAGATAATATTTGGAGGATTTGTATATCCAGAACCAGGGTCTTCAATATCAATACGTGTAATAACACCTTGGTCAATAACTGCTCTACCTTTAGCACCTTTACCGCCACCGCCTTGAATCAAGATATATGGTGCTTCCTGATAGAATTGTCCAGGGTTATCAATAACAATATTTGTTAAGATGCCAGTTGTGTCAATAGTAGCAACACCTTCGGCACCAACACCACCACCACCTTGGAAAATAAGTTTTGGTGAGGATGCATATTCTCTACCAGCAGAGGAAATTGACAAACCAGTGACACTTTGAGTTACTGGTACGAGTTGTGCTCCAGTACCACCGCCACCAAGTACCTTTACTTCAGCAGGACCGAAGTATCCGTCACCGCTGCTAACCATCTTAACGTAAGAGATAGCACCGAGACTATTCAAAATAGCTTCTGCCTTAGCACCATCTGGAGTATCCTCATTGACAGTTGGGATTGGGTCTCCATATAGAGTGGGGTTACCAAAATATGTTTGACCAATACAATATGGATATTGTGGTGCGCCAGACCCATCAATAGTCAAGAAGTATGCATATGTTCCTGAGGGGAAGTCTGGAGTGATGCAGAAACGACCGTTATGTTGGTCCAGGTCACCAATGGTCTCGTCCCAAATATAGTCTTGAGTAAACGCACCCATTGGGTAGTTGTCAACGTTTACTCTGTTACCTTTATTGATATGGTTGTGACACCAGTAGTACAATCTACTGGGAGCGTCTACAGGCACTTCAAACTTAACGTATCTATCGGATGCAGCTGCCATCCCATCAACATATTCAAGCATCGACACCATGGAACCATCCAACCAATAAGAAACACCCTTATTGTAGTGTCCGCCACCTTCATGGTCGCCATCATCTGTGGCAGAGAACATGACATGGTGTTGGCGAATCAGACTGCCTTCCAGACCATAGTCTTCGTTGGTTGGGTCATTCTGGTCAAAGATGTATGTACGTCCACGCTCAAGGTTGATATACGGTTGTTCAACGCCATCAATGTAGAATACACCAGTTGCTTTACCTTCAGTATTATCAACACCAACAGTAACAATGAATGTTGTAGTTTGTGTAGTATCCCCACTAATCAGAGGACGATTACCATCAATCTCAACACCTTGCTTATGTCTATAGGAAGAGTGCATTCTCTTCCAAATGATTTGGTTGCCAGGACCAGAAAGTTGGTTGATATCATTATCTAATGTCAGACCACTATCAAGAGTATCACCACCATTTGGTTGGGTTGGGTTTGCATAACCATATGGTCCATAGATGGGATAACCATCGTATGAAATACCAAGAATCTTAGAGTGACCGTCTGGGTGTCTTAGATGGTCTCCTTGGAACCCACTGTTCTGATAATATGGTCCAAGTTCAGAAACACTATCATCTTCCCTCCATGCTGGGAGGAATCTTGCATCATGATAGGTGTATAGACCCTCTGGTGTTACGTGACCACTATATTGGTCTTTGTGGAGGAAATCAAACCTAGCAGCATCCAAATCAAACAGTGCTGGAGAATTTCCACCGCCATCAAGAATGGGTGATGAAATCGGTGTTCCATTTGAGAGAATACCAATCTGTCCCTGAGAAATTTGTTCAAATACAACTGCGGGAACTTCTTTACCACCTCTATAATAGACATTATGATGATACGACTGCACCAAAACAGGTGGCATGCCAGGATAACTTCCAATCGGTGCAGGGTCAGGAAGATTATTAGATTTGATTGTCAGAATCGGAGGATTCTGGAAAGAAAAACTTGTTAGTGAATATGAATTGCTAACTGCGATTTTGGAGATATCTATACTCGTATCAACCTTAGCACTATCTTGTAAAGGTGTAATTACAAGACGAAGAGGGTCATATCCTCTTCCAGACTCAAGAACTCTAACGTGAACAATCTTACCAGAGATGTCATTAATTACAGGCCAAAGAACTGCGGGCACAGTTGGAATCCCACAGTTTTCAATCCTTAGAATAGGCGCTTGTGCAGACGTATATCCCGACCCACCATTTTCAACCACAACCTCGCTAATGCCGAAAGATTGATTGAAAACGGGTTTGAGAATAGCACCAGAGCCAGGAACAGTCGCCATTTAACTATTACGCAATTAGACTATGTTGATTGTGTTGCCCATCGAAGAGTGAATCGTACACTGATAATACAGTGTAGAAGGAGCATCCATAGGAACAACAAATGTAGTAGTTCCTGTAGAAGAACCACTAACACCATCTGTATATGCCGTACCACCGTTAGACACTCTGATTTGGAATGGGTGAGAAACACCAGTACCGTTAATAAAGTGGTAGGTAAATCCTCTATAAAGATAGAGAACAGGGTCTTGCACAGAACCTGTAAAACCAGGACCAGAGAAGGTATATGCTGATGTACCAGCAGCTGCTAGTGCCCAAGTAAGAACAGGACCAGCATTGCCTACCCAGTCACTACCATTATGGTACAGCATCGTACCAGAAGCAATCGGGTCAGGGAAGGATGTTTCATCAACATCACTCAAACCACCAAGAGTTGCTGACCCGATAGGTCCACTATACGTAATAGTTAATACTTTGTTTGCTACAGAAGTACTAATATAAGTACTACCTTGAATTGTTACTGTATCTTCTGATTGAGTTGCTGTTGCACTACCTGCATCAGAAGCAATTACAGAGAATCCATCTCCACCACCAGCACCACCACCAGTTTCAATAGCAGGTGCCCAAGCAGTACCAGACCACTTGAGAACGTTACCAATAGAAGGTGTTGCGGTAGATACGTTGGAGAGGCTTGAGAGTGGTTTCTCTTCGTCAATCAACTTAATCCAGTTACCACCATGGGCAAAGTAACCAGAAGCAGTTTCATGGACGTGGGCAAACATACCGTGGTGGGTAGATGCCAGAGGAAGGTCAGATTCTGTAGCGTAAGCACCTTCCCACTTCAGGTTACCGTCTACACCGTCAATATAAACGTTGGATGAACCACCAGCATTAAAGAGGATGTCTCCACTACCCTCTGCTTCAATGATGATGTTTCTACTAGAAGACGATACAATCTTAAATCCGTTTGTGTCAAAATGCTCCAGCATCCTGGCAACGGAAAGTTCTCCAGGTTCATATCTGGATGCAGTCGCATTCCAAATCAGAGGTTCTCCATCTTGGGCACCCTGAATATTGATTTGCGAGTTAGTACCATCACCGATGGAAGCATACAACTCGGTGAAGTTATCATTGATTTTAATTGCACCAGAGCGTAGGTTATCACCTGTTCCGTCGTTAGCAACAGAACCTACGCCAATCGCTTGTTTTGGCATTGTCTTCTATTAAAGCTGAGTTGTAGTTAAATTACCAGAGTCATCCACACCAAGTTGGAATCTAGTTCCATTAGGAGATGTCAGTACAAGTCCACTAAGAGGTTTGAAAGAACCACTAGGAACATCCCATGCCAAAGTTTGGTCTGCTGTCGGAGCAGCAGTTGTAAGGTCAACATCACTAAGTTCTCCGACGCTACCACTATTGTCGAGAATGGTTCTCCACTGCTGACCATCATCACGATGCAGTCTTCTGTCATCCTCAGTCTGAATCAACCGACCAGGAGCATCAGAATTTACATCAGGTACTTGGGTTGCATCTGCAACAGTACGACTATAAAAGTTTGTACCATCACCAAGACGTTGATAAATCTCTCGAAGAGCATTATCAATCTTGGTTGCAGCCTGACGAATAGTATCGCCAGTTCCATCGTTGGGTGCTGCCCCGTAGTTTAGTGGACTTCTAGGCATGACAGTACTTTTTTAGTTATTTATATCAACCGCCAAGAGCGGGTCTTTGCTCTCTTGTGAATGGACCAAAGATATATGGATAAACTGGATTTGACTCAGCATCTTGTGATAAGAAATATGCATAAGTACCGTTCGGGTACTCGGGAGTCTTTTGATAACGACCATTGTGCTGGTCTAGGATACCCAACTCAGGAACATACTCATAATCCTGAATGAATGTTCCTGCAGGAAGTTGAGAATAGTCATAGATTCTACCTTCAAGAACTTCACTTCTCTTCCGATATGAAGATGTCATTCTTACAATATCAGACAGTTGGTCATCTGGGTCTGAATATGAGAAGGGTCCATAAACAGGATATCCATCAAAACACCAACCTACAATTTTAGAGTGTCCATCGGGGTGTCTAAAATTGTCTCCGTTATAATGTGTAGCGGAAAAATATGAATTTGAATTGATAACTGCTTGACCCCAGCAATGATTTAGGAAATCTGAAGAGTGGTAGTGATATTCACCACTTGCTTCTGGGTGTCCCCCACATACATCAACACCATAATTGGTTTCGTTAAAAACCGCGTCCCAAACAAAACCTTCTGGTGGTTGAATCGCTCCTCCAGGGAGTGGTCCAGGACCAGCAGCGGGATTGAAAAGCACAACACCATTTAGTGCAATACCTTGAGGACCCAAAGTGGTTTCATCAGGGTTTGATGAGTTTTGCCCTCCTCTAAATGGAAACACAAAATTATGTGATTGTGCTACCACCACATTTGGATTACCAACGAAATCGTTGCTTCCTAGGGGCGTGCCATATCTAGCTGGGTCAGGGAGACCGTTAGAAGTAACAGTCATCTGACCCAGAATGTTGATTGTTGCAGATGTTTGTGAAACTGCCATGGTGTCTGGGATACAGGGTTATTTAGGTGAAGCTACTGGACCAGATAGTAGTCGCGTCGAAGTTGGGAATGGTGTACGCGGTGACTTCAGGGGTCGGCGGCGTCTCGGGATTCTCAAGGTCATCAATAATCTGCGCGGTAAGAGGAATGACCTCAAGTTGCGAATCAGTGAATCCTTCTGCACGTTGCTGACGTGTTGCGTTACCGATGATGTACGGGAAGATGGGGTTACCATCAGCATCAATTGTCATAAAGTATGCATAGGTGCCGTTGGGGAACTCAGGCGTGACAGAGAATCTTCCGTTGTGGATATCCAGGTCACCAAGTCCGTAGACGTACTCATAATCATTGATGAACGAACCAGGCGGCAAAGTGACGAAACTATGTGTCCGCCCGTAAGCCTCAGTAGCGAGAAGTCTGTACGAGGAGGTCATACGCTTGACACCACTGGTATTTTCTGCGCTAACGCGATATCCGAAAGGACCATAGATGGGATAACCATCAGATGCCCAACCGATAATCTTAGAGTGACCATCAGGATGACGATAGAAGTTGGACTTGAAGTTTGTGTCACTCAGGTAAGGGGTAGAGCGATAGAAGTTTCTTGTCCAGCAGTTCATCAGGAAGGAACCAGAACGGTAGCTGTACTCGCCAGATTGCTGGTCGGGCACGCCGCCGCAGGCGTCAACGCCGTACTTGTCTTCATGGAAGACGCGGTTCCAGTAGAATCCTGTAGGTAGTTCCAGAGTTGTGGTTGGGAGAGTTGCCGAATCATCAAATGCAGTGCTGAGAACGACACCGTTGATAGCAACACCGACAGGACCAATGCCCGTATGCATCGGGTTGGAAGTATTGCTTCCTGCGCGATAAGTGAAGGAATACTGTTCGTTCTGAGCGATAATTCCAAGACCAAGGTCGGGGAACTGTGAAGAACCCAGAGGAATGCCATTAAGCGCGGGAGCGGGTGTTCCAGCAGTATTAATCTCAAGCAGAGTTTGATTAGCGTTCAGGTCAGGGACAGTAGCAGAGTTGTCAACGCTGACGAAAGTTGTCTCGGGATTGAATCCAGAGATAACCGTGGGCGCGAGCACGCCCGCGAGCACGCCACCTTCGCTATCTAGAGTCTGAATACCATCTGCTGCAGCAGTGACATCGCCAGACTGTGGAGGATTATTTGCAGGAACTGCAGGAGCGATGATGTCTTCCTCCAGAACCTGAGCAGTACCCTCAGCAGGATATGAATTGATGTCGGGATATACATAACCCTCAGGAACTTCAGTGTCGGGATTTACGGATGCATAACCGTAGTTTGTACCGCCTTCCTTAACATCAATTCTCTGAACACCAACCAGTGCCTTGAGTTGTCCATCGAAACCACTTGTCGAGTCAACACGGACGACGGGTCTGGTTGTGTAACCATCACCAGGCGAGGTAATTTGTGCGTCTGTAATACGTCCTCTGAGAATCTGAGCACTTGCTGCAGCATCCTTACCAAAGATAGAACCAAGGTAGTCGAAGGTAATGAGCGAGTTAGACGATTCAATGATAGCGATTTCTCTATCTTCAGTTTCACCCTCAATGTCGAGGAGGTCACCAGCTTCCAGAGGAGGAACGACGGTCGCCGCCACAACGTCTGCGTCAGAACCAATGTAAGAGAATCCAACGAATGTAGAACCGAATCTAGGAATCTCCGAGAAGATGATTCTAGAACCAACCAGTTCAAAACCAATTCCAGGTTCCTGCAGAACGCCGTTGAGAGAGACAACGATGTTGTTTTCTGGACGAATAACGGTAGACTGTACACCTTCCGTCAGGGTCAGCGAGTAGAAGGAATCTTCAAACAGGAGGTTGAAGGAGGAGCGCAAGGAGTCAAACTCGAACGAGATGTCATTCAGGAAGCGCAGTTTGCCAACATAGTAACCCGTGAAGGAAGAACCAGACTCGGGTGCTTCGGTGAACTGGATTTCATCGGAGAATGCCGTGTAAGCATTAGATGCACCAGGAGGTTGAAGAACACCATTGACGAAGGTGAGCAGGTGCCCTGCGGGGTCAGGGAAGTAGGGGTCGCCGTTGTTGGATGTAATCTTGAAGTTGGTCTGTGTACCGTCAAATCCAACAAAGAATCTCTTGACTCTACCCTCAACAGAAACCACATCAGTAATTGCTGCCTTATAGGAGTTAGGACCAACAATCGTGTCATACTTAGTAGCAGTGCCCTTGACATCAGTGATGTAAAGTCTTTCATACTGGATGAAATCTTTCTTACTGACGACTGTAGCAGCGAACTGCGAAGCGACGTTTGTAACGACGCTAACTGCACCTTGACCAACTGGGTTACCACCACCAACATAAGTAGCAACGATGTCACTTGATTGGAAAGCACCCTCAACCATGGATACGTAAAGCGTATTTGTATCAGTATCCCACCCAGAAATAATACCTTCAACACCAGGCTGTGGGATGTTGTCGATAATCTTGTAAAGCGTACCACCAAGAACAAAGTTATCGCGTGTAACATTGTTGAATGTATCTTCGTAAGGAGTAACTGTAAGTGTTACATAACCCTGCGAGAGAATCTTGTCACTGAGAGAGATGTCACCAGAACCATTATGCTTGTAAGCATCGATGTAGAAGGAAGACTTATCAGCGTAGATGACCGAGGTTTCTTCAAATGAACCCTGCAAACTATCAGTATCAATCGTGAGTTTACCGCCAGTGTTATCAAGAACAGCAGCGTTGTTGTCATAGTATTGAGTGATGATACCAGTAGTTCCAGAATCATATCCCTTGAATGCTTCAGAAGCACCGAAGGCACCGATTGGGCGGACCACGACCATTCTGTACTCAACAGAGTCAACAGTAGACTCTTCAGAGTTAGTCATGTCAATGAAAGTTCTGCCAGTAGTCCAAGCAACAGTTCCATTGTCAATGATATCCATGTACTTGTAGTTGCTATCTTCGTAAAGCGCGTAGATAGTACCTGTAGTATTGACTTCATTGACATCAGTGACTGTCATGCCAAGGGTGTAATTGTCAATTAGGTTCGGGTCAGTCTCTGTGATGGTATAACGCAGACGAATCAGCATCTTCTGAACATCAGCAGCATTGCTAAAGATAGTTCCAGATTCAGCAGATGAACCACTAACCGTGCCATAGATGTATTCGTTAGGAATCAAACCACCGCCCAGAGGCGTGGGAACGATACGAGAGTTGGGTTTCACATATGTCTTAGACAGATACGTAATACCAGTGTTAGAAGCAACGGTCTCATAGTAATTAGAATCCAACCACTGACTCTTATACTTGTTCATGATATCGAGAATCTGAGGCATATAGTCAGCAGAACTATATCCATTCATGTCAGACTTGTAGAACGCGGGGAACGATGCTCTGGTGGAAGGATTGACCAGGGTTTCGTCCATGGACTGCTGGTAGTAGCGATAGAGTTCATCCAGGATGAACGCCTTGATGTTGTACTCCTTATTTGTGTAGAACCGCTGGCCATCGCTATTTGCCTCGTATGCATCCAGTGTTCCAGTGTTCAACTTAGCACCCCAGATGAGGATACCGTCCGTACCGTTACCAGCACCGTTGACCAGAACTTCCGCCATGTAGTTGGAAACTCTAAACTCAGCAATACCGAACGGAATGTTGAATGTAATGTAGCAGCGATACCAACCATCACCATAAGGAATGACGTTCATGTCATCCACGGTCATGCCACCACCAACAAAGTTGCTGGACTTCTCACCACTAATCAGGTTGAAGTTGAAGAATGCGTAGGAGTAGTTTGACAGATATCCAGCAAGACCACTCATACCCCAGGATACGTGGAATCTTATCTGACCATAACCTGCTTCCTTGTAGAAGCAAGAATATGTAAACTTCTGGGAGGAACCTTCTGCACCAGTATCGAATGTGCTGGAAGTATTATCGAAAGTAATACTGTTACCATCATACGTGCTGTAGGTAGAGAGTGGATAATTAAAGAAGATGACCTTTTGTGTGGTATTGTTACCAGGAATCCACTTGTCAGCAGTCAGAGAACCATTAGGTGCTTCATACTGAGTGCCACTAATGCTGCCACCGTATCTGTACCATCCGCCAGGTGTCTGGTAGGAAGGAAGCATCATGTTTTCAGAGATGTCACCCCAGATAGTATTGCTCAGAATATTGTCAACAGAGCCTTCATTATTAAGCAGGTTGGGCAGAGTACGAAGAGTTGCCAGAGTCTCTGTATTGTTATACGTCGTAGAACGTCCAGGTGTAGTTCTGGTTACAGTGTTCAGGAAGTCTGTCTGCGAGTTATCTGCTTGGTAGATTGTCTGATAGATGATATCCATCATTGTGGTGATGGATTGTGCAACTTCAGCACACAACGGCAGGTCGTCATCCAGAATGATATCATGGTTTCTAACCTGAATCTCATTGTGAGTACCAGTCTTAATTACGAAGTTGTTACGCATGACTTCAATTGCCATGTCTCTAGCAGCGTTGATTGCCCAGAGAGTTTCGGTAACTTCAGTTTCTACGTGGCTCAGTGCGATAGGATTCTGAGTGCGGTCAACATAAAGTGCAGCAGCATCCCATACTTCATGGTTTCCACCATTTCTCAGGTTGTATGCAACAGCATCGAGGATATCCTTGATGTCATCAACACAGTTAGAGTTACCGCCAGGAATTTGCAGTGCAGGATACTCTGCAACCAATCTAGCAACAACTTCTTCAGCAATAAAGTCGCGGTTGATGCCAATCAGGTTACCAGCATCTTGGAACTTATCACCAGGGCGAGAAGTGAGAGGAGTTGTGATAACGTCGTAAACAATGTCATCGGTGATTGTATCAATCAGACCCTCATACTCGGTTGTATCCCACTCATTGATACCCCACTCTTGCTTGACAGTTTCTGCAATTTCTTCCTTATAGTAGTGCTCATTAAACAGGATTGCATTCATTGCGCTGACAGACTGGAGTCCGCCAGGTGCAAGTTGCTCAACAGGAAGTGTCCAGAGAGTTTCGATTGCAGTCTTAACGTCTGCACAATCGCTATCAATGTATGTTCCACTAGAAACATCATGGGTGACCGTAGTGTCAATATAAGCATCTTCAGTGGTGTACATCGCAACATAATGGTCGGGAGAAGTTTGAACCGAACCTTGAGTTTGCAGCAACTGGTTGATTGCCTTGTGCGCGAGCATCTTGGCATAGTTTAGAGCATACAGAGTAGCGGGAAGTTGGTCTTCAACGTGAAGTACTTGCTTATTCGCATCAATGTAAGTCTCCAGAGCAATTACAGTATTGGAGTTACCACCAGTCAGGAGGTCGGTGATAAGTGCCTTAATCATCTCCTTAACGTCTCTGATGCACTTATTACGTCCATCAATGCTACCACCAGGATATTCAAATGTCTTGTAAGAGACTTGGTTAATTTCGTAAGTGAAATATGCGTCAAGAGCACCTGCTGTTTCTTCAGCGATATAATCTTGATTCTTCCAAAGTGCATTACCAGCATCGACAAATCTGTCTCCAGTAGGAGCAAGAATTGCATTCATTTGGTCGAGCATCGTATCAACTGCCGCCTTGACATCAGCACACTTACCAACAGCAACAACCGAGTTAGGAAGGGCGCTGGAGAATGTGTGTGCATAATTACCGCCAGAGACAACTGCGCCAGCTGTAGCAGAGACGAACCTATGTTCGTACTGAGAAGACGATGCTGCAATACCAACGTTAATGTTAATCGTGGTAGGTCCTACGCTATTAATCTTCAGAGCAGTGTCATATGCAGGGTCGGAAGCACGGGGGTAAGTGTGGGTGCTAGCGTAGTTGTCAGAAGAGCATGTGAATGTCAGAGAGTTAGCAGCAAGTTTGATGCTTGTACCAACAGGCAGCGAATGTGTACCGATAGTCAGTTGCAGGTTACCAGTTGCAGCATTGTAATAAGCATTGCTTACGTCGTAACTAACGATAGGTGAAGCACCTGCATTAACCGTAATCGTAGTTGCTGTAGCACCAGTAATAGTAAAGTACTTCTGGTAGTTCGGGTCAGTGGTACGAGGATATGTGTGCAGTGCGTTACCACCGTCCATAGCACATGTAAATGTCATGGAGTTGGGAACGAGGTAAATCGAACTTCCAACAGGCAGAGAGTGAGCACCGATAGTGATTACAGAATCACCAGTTGCAGCATCATAAGTTGCTGTTGTTGGGGTGTAAGATGCCTGTCCACCTGCAGCAGTATCAGTCGTAATACCAATCGGAGGTACGACAATGCTGTTGCTGTAAACCGTTTGAAGGGTTCCATCGATAGCATCCTTACACAGGTCCTTAATTTGCTCATGGGCAAATAGTGACTGTAGAAGTTGAAGTCTTACGTGAAGGATACCACCATTAGAATCCAGATAGAACCTAACTGCTTGCAGAGTCTTCTCATTACCACCAACCTCAAGGTCATCAGCAACTGCGTTAGCAATCTGAACGAGGTCAGTACGGCATCTAGTTGTACCTGCATCAGAAAGACCACCATTATTTCTTGGCATCAACTGAGTCAGTGTAGGATACTCATTAAGCATCCGACCGATTGCCTCATCAACGATAACATTGATGTTATCTCTAATCAGATTTGCAGCATCTTTGAATCTGTGACGGTCGTCACCATCAATCTGATAGGTAACAATATAATCATTAACGTTATCGACAGTACCAGCAATAAAGGGAACCGAAACGTAACCAGAGAAAGAACCACCAGAGTAAATGTAATCAGGAAGAACTCTGGTAATACCGTTCAGGTAGTTAGTACCAGTATTTGCCTGTTCGATTGTCTGGGTAATAATATTGAAGTGGTCTTCAATTGCAGTTTCGACGTTTGCACAGAAGAGTTGGTTGTTAGAAGCGGCCAGCGGGTCAATCGTGATGGTAGTATCACGAGAAACATCAGTATTGGTATACAGGGTGCTGTAAACAACAGGCCACTTAGAGGGACGAACTCTACCGTTGATTTCACCAGTTGTGGTGATAGACAGAGGATATGTAACAGCATCAGAACCACTGGGGTCTTGCAGAGTATCGGTAATAATCTGCATCAAGGTATCGATTGCAGACTCAACAGCAGCACAACGAGGAGATGCTGGGTCAATTGTAATTGTAGAATCGATTGTGGGTGTTAGACCATGGGAACCAACAGTTGTGGAAGGTTGACCCTGCATGATTTCTGTTGCCAGGTCACGAGCAGAGTTGATAATCCAAACAGTCTCTGTCAGGTTAGTGGTGATATGGTTGAAAGAACCACCATTCAAGAACCACCATGCCGAGTCCCAAACATGGTTGTTACCACCATGCTTCAGGTTAGTTACGACGGAGCGAAGTACATCCTTAATATCGTCGGAGCACTCTGTAGTCAGAGTTGCAGTAGAACTCGGGAATTGAGCAATACCTCTATCAAGTGCTTCAGCAGCGATGTAGTTGATATTAGCTTCAATCTCATTTGCAGCATCGATGTAAATGTCATCTACAGCATTCCATGCATTATAGGTCTGAGAACCAATGTTATTCTCAATATTGTCAATACCAAACTGGTTTCTCATGGTTGCAATCGCGATGTCTTCCGCGATTCTCATGACATAGATGGTCTCAGGAACTTCACCGTCAACATGACTTAGAGTTGCCAGAGCAGGATTGTTCTCGTCCTCAACACGATAGTATGCCGCAGCATCCCAAACATAGGAGTTGCCACCACTTCTAATAGATTTGGTCAGAGCATCGAGAGCAAGAACGAGGTCTTGCTTACAACGTGCTCCACCATCATCATTCGGGAATGTGAAGTTGTTGGGGTGACCAGCACCAGTGTTCTTAAAGAATTCAACTGCCTCATCAGCAATGATGCTAGCATTAGCATCAATCTGGTCACATGCATCGTAGTAACGGAAAGGAATGGTGGTGTTTACATACTCATTGCCATAAGCATAAGTAGGTACACCAGACCAATCAGTGGTGTCAGTATCATTGTTCTCACCATCAAAGTGAGTCAGCAGAACAGTGTTTGTATCACCTTGGAAGATACCCGCACGAGGAGTGAAATCTACATCATAACGTGCATTAGTAGAAACACGGACCTCATCAATATAACCAATAAAGAGGTTTGCGTTTGTATAGTCTGCACCAATTCTAATTGGTCTTGTAGAACCATAATCAGAGGGGTCAGACTGTGTAGGACCTTCTTGAACACCATTCAGGAACATTCTGATGGAGTTATTAGAGCGGCAAACTGCAACATGATACCAAGTGTTAGTGCTAATGTTGGTTGTACCAGTAATTGTAATACCACTGTTACCAGCGATATAGGTAAGAATGTCGCCATTCAGTGTCAGAGTTGCTGCTCTATCGGAAGATGCAGAACGCATATCAAAGATGAGTTTAGAACCAGCAGCAATAGAACCAGGACGAATCCATCCTTCAATCGTCCAATCACCAGTACCAAAACCAAATTCAGTATGAGTTGCTACATCAACGTAGTCTCCAGTACCATCTAAGTACAGTGAGGTGCCACCAAACTTAGACTGAACGTCAGAAATCTTGGCATCACCAGTGAAACTAAATGAATGTAGGTAGTCTGCACCTCTTGCTTGCTTACCGAGATAGAACCACTTTCTACCATAGTTTGTACCAATGACTTCTGCAGTTGCATTTTCTGCATAGATAGTCTGACCTGCGGTAACAAGGTCACCTTCAGAATCGAAGAAGGAAAGTTTGTTAACCCGTACTTCCTCATCTGTGATGAAGTTTCCACTTTGTCCACCAAACAGAATCTTGTAGTTTCTGAGGGTTTCACCAATAGTAAACCCTGTCCCATTGACGTTGGCTGGATTGTACGTCAGATAAGTGTTTCGTACAACTTCGTTGCCAGGGAACTTATCATTAATCGCAGTCTCATTATCTGCAACATCGACAACTTGAATCTGAGATTGTGATATATCATCCAGAATAGTATTCGGATTTTCTGCAGAAACCAGTCTGTTGAACAGAAGACCAAAGAAACTAGAACCATCAGAAATATTGACCTGAGGAACAACAGTCTGAGTAACAGGGTCTCTGTATGGGGCAGAACTTACAACCTGGGCAACAATTCCAGAACGAGCCGAGATAATGTATTCGTCAGTGTTGATGTCAAAGAGACCAGGAGTAGACTGATATGTACCAGTTGTCTTACTGACCAGAATATTGTTAGTCTTAATGATATCCGTAGAATAGACATTAGAACCATTCTGGTGAGATACTGCAGCCGTTCCCAGTTCACCGCGAAGAATTGTCAACCTGTCATTAACGGTATCGATTGCTTGTACAGTGAAGATTTCAGAATCTAGTTGATACTGCTTATTAACTTCCCAAAGAGCATTTCCTTCAGCATCTTCGGTTTCAATGTACATGAACGTTGCAGAAGCACTAATCGAGAGATTCAAAGTTGCAATAGGCGAAGAAGTGCTATCGTCGAGGTTAATTGCCTCAACGGACGCAATATCACCTTGGAAGTCAGTAATATTTTCTTTATACTCAAACAGATTATTGTTCTCTAGAAGAGTTTGACTATCAACGAATGCACTGAAACCAACAGCACTAGAGCGAATTTCCTCACCCTGAATTACAAGGATTTCAAACGTACATGTCTGGTCACCAGCAAGAACTGTGATAATATCACCAACCTGATAATCTCTACCACCCGTATTCAGGACAATAGAAGTAACCTGACCACTAGCATTAGTATTGGTATCAACAGTGAGACCTGTACCAGAACCACCTGTGGTTGGGACATTAAAACTATCGGTATAACCATTACCTGCCGTAATCGGTGGACCAAGAGTATTAACAACACCAACACGGAACATAATGTTCGGGTTGATAGGAGTGCCTTCTTGCTGGTCAGGATAGATGATATCTATTTCATTGGTGGCACTACGTACAACAAGAGCAGTATTGTTAGTTAGAACACCTCTTACCTGATAACCAACAGGAGGATAAGTACCGAGAACCGTGCTCAGGGAAAGACGATAGGTTTCCTTGAACGACAGACCCAAGTCAACATACTTGACGCTAGCAGGGGGTTGGGGTGGTTCCGCAAATACAAGCTGGTCACCCTGAACTTCATATGCAGTACCAGGAGTCTGGATAACACCATTCATTACGACCATCAACTGATTTGTGGTCGAGACAACTTGATTTTGCTCAACTGTAAGCGGGAACGAGAATCTAACACCGTCAAACAGGTTAGAAATATCATCAAGCCGCTGTACAACAGAGGTAAGAATTTGCTCCGAAGAGGTCAATCTCTTTTGACGGAACAGAACCTCAGTATTATTGAAGTCGGTGTAAATCGGTTCAACCAGAGTAAAGTTTTGAATGTTTGGTACAACTGCAGAATCTGCAAGGTTTACCGACTTAACAAGTTCAAAATCAATCTCTTTGTTCTCAATTGTTGCAGTTTCAGCAAGACCAAGTTCACCAAAAATCTTAAATCCACCTGGGTGTGCGTTCTTAGTGACAATATCACGCCACTTATCAATAGATACGGAAGACTTAACACTATAAGAGAAGTCCTGATAGTAGTAGGAGTCTTGAATCTTCTGAATAATTTCGGAAGGTTTACCAACGTCATCGGTAAATTTACCAGGAGTCTTGGTGATAGAGGAGATATTAAGAACACCTCTTGCCATGTTCAGGTTATCAATCGTACCAGAAGACTTGGAAATAGTACCAGTAATCTTCTGACCCTTCTCAAAAGTACCTGTGTAACCAGTGACTTTAAGAATCTTAGGTCCAGACTGCCAACCTTCATTCTCCGAAATATAACCAAAGGCAGTTGCTTGGTCGAGGCTCTCACCCTGATAAATTCTTTCACCAGAGAGGAACTGACCAGTTGCAACGATTGCCTGAGCAGCACCACCGAAAGATTCGGTCAGAACAATCTGTCTTCCAACACCAGCGTTAACGAAGGAAAGGAAGTCGCCAATAGCAGCGTTGTCAGGAGTCAGTGCAAGACGCATTTGGTCACCTTCAAGACCATTTGCAATACCTGTAATTGCATAGTACGTTTGACCAGGAACCAAAGGACCGAATGCGGTGATGCCGTATGCGGGGTCGCCATCGCCATTATCTTCAACAGTCAGTTTTACTTCAGCACCATTGGGAATACCATGTGGGAAAGAGAACTGGAAGAGATTCAAGTCAAGGTTAATGACATAAGAGAATGCCGAGTTAAGTGAGATTGTGGGTTCAGAAGAGTAACCTGCACCAGGGTCCTTAACTTCAATACTTTCAATACGACCATTCTTGATGTTTGCAACTGCTGTTGCACCTTCTCCACCACCACCTTCAATAATGACGGTAGGTGCCTGAGAGTAACCAGAACCAGGGTCAGTGACCTTAATGCTAGACAGAACAGATGTGTTAATAAGTTGCAGGTTAACAGGGAACGAAATCTCTGGACGCAGAGTGTAATCTTGAGGATAGTCGAAACCGAAGTTGTTATTCTTAAGTTTCTTAATCTTACCAACCTTAGTACCCTTAACAAATACCGAGGCACCACTACCAGCAGGGGGAATAACAACAGTCAATTCGGCACCAGAACCAGCAAGGCTGGGTCCAAGAATGCCAGAAATTGCCTCAACATCGATAAATGCCGTAGTGTAATTCTTACCAGGAGAGGTAACAACAACCTGACTGATTTGACCAGGAATAAGTTGCCCTTCTTCATCAAGACCATCTTCAACAGTGATTTGGATAAATCCGCCCTCACCATCACCTTGGATGGGGACATTATAGTAAACGCCTACAGCATATTCAGTACCAGGGTCTGTGATTTGAACTCTTTCAATTTTACGAGAAGAAACGATGCTATCTACAACAGGAAGTTTCTTATAGAAACCACCACCATTAACAATTCTGATATTTGCGATAGGACCAACTGCAGATTCTGCTTCTGTAGAGTAGGAAGAAGTTTCCCTATCAGCAGGACCTTCAGGTTCAATGTTTAGGGGGAACTTCATAATTGTTGCACCGCTGGTAATTGTTGCACCAGCAAGTTGTTCAATACGGAATCTTCCCAGATAAGGAGAATTCTGAACGTCCAGATATGCCGTGTTGGACATCGGAGGTTCGGAAGTTGTTCTAGAGGGGTCGAAGTAGTACGAAATATTGGTAACTTCTTCGTTAACTGCAAGAGAAACGTAAGGTTTGACACCACCAGTAACAACGCCAGGAGTACCAGAACGCTCAATAGCATTGAAAGAGTATTCCAGTTTATAGAGATTATCTTTAGAGAATGTTAGATAATAACCAACCATCGACGGGTCAGATACGTCAAAGACGTACTGGTGACCGTAGAACATCGGAAGAACAGGTGTCTTAGCAGAAACCACTACATTATTTGCACCACCATTTGCTTCGGCGGGGTTATCTGTAGGAACTCCTCTCAGAGAGTATGTAAATTCTCTGCTGGTGAAGACTTCCTTAACGAAGAATGAACCGTCATAGTCATTAGCAGTACCATCACCACTGTTACCAGTAATGTGAATGATTTCATTGGGTTTGAGGTAATGTGCAGTTGCGGTTGTTACATATGCAATATCTGTGTTATTAATTGCACTATACTTAACAATTTTGGTCAGATTAGTCACCAAAGTAATTTTGGTGACACCAGTCAAACCACTAATAGTCAGAGTGCTATATTCGGAGTTGAAAGAAAGTTGGTCAGAGGTCAAACTGACAACAGAACCAACAACAAACTCAGAGGAGCCACTGATATCATCGATTCTTACGCTGTAATCTGGGTCACTATGGGGTTTGAATCTTGCAAACTCATCAAGATTATTTGTTGCAGATGGGTCAATCAGAGTGAAGTCTTCTTGTGCAAGGTTGAAATCAAAGACGCCAGGAGTAGTGTTAATTACTTCAGCAAAGACATATCCTTTAATTTCGTTAATATCATTGACATTAGTTTTCAGTTCTCCAGAATCAATATAAGTATCCCACTCACCAACAATATCAGCAATGTCAATTGTATTCGGATGTGCAGTTGTATCAACGTCAATAATCTTTGCTTGTGCTGCAATAGTGCCAGCATTCCAGACCTGAAGTGTTGCACCCTTAGTGAAGTTCACAGGGAAAGCATTTGTAGTCAATCTTTGTACGTTGTTGACCTTGGTTGTGGTCGATTGTGCAATAAAGAACTTACCATATGCCTTAGGAGTTACCCGAACCTTCTTAGAACCAGGAGCAGGAATTGTAGCAGTTCTAGTCGCCCAAACATCAGTAATCTGACTTACCGTCATGATATCCTGAGTAAGAAGCGATGCTACGTCATTATAGTCAAGAACCTGATAACCTTCTGATGCTAGGTCATAACCAACAATGTTATTTGTTACCGAAGCACCTCTAGTGATTGTAGTATCATCAGTTTTATTAAATACAATGCCATTATTGGTTGTAGAGAATCTACCAGTTCTTTCGTTTGCAGTTACCTTATCTAACTTGTGCAGAATTGCATCTGTATGAATGTAATCGGTACGACCATAATACGCAGTGTATTCTGCAGTAACAGAAGGTGCAGTTTGAGACAGAACTCTATCACTAATCTTAACACCATCAATATAACCAGAGAACTGAGTCGATGCATCATAGGCACCAGCAGTATTGGTGAATCCAGGAGCGTTAGCAACGAAGAAGTTATTATTCAGATTAATAGAAGGAGCAGTTGCTTGGCAAGCAATAGTACCATCAACAGCAAGAGTGTATGTATTACCACTCTTAGTCAGCGAAACAAAGTGCCAAGTATCAGTCGAAATTACACCAGCGGGTGAAACAATCGGAGAGCTACCATAAAGTGCTGTAGCATTAGCATACAACAGAATTGCATTAGTATTGCCAGAAGAACCAGTTCTATCCCAAACAACACTGATGCCAGGTCCAGTCCAGTCACCAAATGTAAACAGGGCAGGATTTGCTCCAGTATAACCAGCAGTTACATACTGAGAACTTGCATTGAAGAAACCAGAGACCGTGAAGTCTTTGCTGGTCATGTCACCAAGACCATACAGAGTTGCGGTGTCTCCACTTTGTACATTCAAGTATGCTGCGGAATATGTTGCAGCATTGATGTCATAACCTTGTACATCCAATGCAGTATTAGAACCTCTACCGATAGAACCTGCACTATCACCAGTCCAAGTTACGTTAGTAGTCTTTTCAGTTGTGTCTCCAAACCCTGGGGAAGAACCATCAAGTTCAAAATCAAATAGTGCAACAGTTCTATTGTGCTTCTGCTGACCAACAAGAACATGGTCTCCAGAAACATCAGAGTGAGATGCATACCAGGAACCACCCTCAGTACCACGCTCATAGTCAACCTTATAATTGGTTTGAACGCTACCATTATAAGAAATCTTGAGGAAGTGGTTAATTACCTTCTTATCACTTGCTCGAACAACTTCAAGACCAACGTTAAGGTGGTTAAAGAGGTCAACATTACCCGAAACCATCTTAATGCTGTCAATATTGACATTACCACAATCATAGATGTAGCTCCAGATAGGAGCAACTCCAAGACTGTACTTACCTACCCAGAAATTCTTACGCTCAAGATTAGTCTTATTAACAAGTTCAGCACTAATCCACAGTTCATTAAATTCGTCAATGACCATGTGTGCATTATCAAGTGCAAACCCAGCATTAGAAACTTGCTGCAGGGTGTTACTTACAATACCAAACTGAGTCAGTTGACACTTACCAATAACCAATGATTTGTCATCGCTGGTCGAGTTAGGGGCAGTTTCCATCAAATAGTAAATTCTATCGATGTCCTGACCAGTAGTTTCGTGGTGTACTACGATATCAAGCAGTTTCTCAGAACGAGTCAGAGAAGTGAATTTTCTCTTAGCAACAAAGTTACCCAGTTCATTAAGAACGATGATAAAAGCATCATATGCAGAACTGGTGTTAGTATCTGTATATCCACCAAGGATATAACGGTCTGTTGTCAGTTTTGTCAAAGACGTGATGTAATCACCACGAGAAATACCAGAAATACCAGCATACTCACGCTGCCAGTCGAGAGTTGCAAGAAGACCAGTGTTATTTTGGTTATACTTAGCAACGATGATGTCTGGATTATGTGCGGGGTTGATTCCACTGGGTTTTGTATGTCCTGCGACGATAACGGTGTTAGCGTCATCTTCATCGACATAAATTTCCGTCAATTCACAATAAGAATCTCCAGTAATATTGGGAGAGTTAGAACGGAGCGACTTTTCCCAAACTTTGATACCAGTAGAGTTGTACTTAGCAACAAAACCGTAGAAGTTACCAACAGCATCCTGAGTCTTACCTACAACATAGGTATCTTTGTTAGAAGTTGTGGTGACATTATGAATAACGGTCTCCTCACCAGTACCATTGATTGTGTTGAGGAAGTAGTCTGCCTTCTTAAAGATTTGGGGGTGAGATACCAGGATTCTGGGGTCAGTTGTGAATCCATTACCAGAATTGATAATATTAAATCCAACAACGTTACCAGTTGCAGTGTCTAGTTTGGGTTCAATAACTGCGTCTTGTCCAACGCCATCAATTTCAACAGTGATAGGTACTTCTGAGGTATAACCAGTACCAACTTGAGTAACATTCAGTTCTTCAATACCCTCAACAACAGATACCTTAAATTCTTTATTGGTATTTGCCTGAATTGGTGTATATTGAACATTGATGATGTCAGCAATCTTCAGGTCATGAGGGTCTGCACAAGTAATAACGCCATAAGGAACGTCATTAATCATTTCAAAGGTGTAAGAATCAATCGTCTTACCCTTAATTTCAGAAACTCTCGCAGAAATTCCATATCCATCAGTATCGGTATCATCAAAGACCAGTACGTCATTTACCTGATAGGATTGACCAGGGTTTTCAATAATAAAACCGTCAACCTTAGCGTCTTCAAACTTAGTAGTCGTTTCTACTTCAATATCGACTCTAGAATCAAATTTGACAGTCGGGAAGTAATCAAATACCTCAAGACGGTCCTCTTCTTCAAGTTGATTGACCGCAGCTGCCTCAGTGGTATCAATAATAGAGTCTCTGTTATCGTCTTCGGGTTCTAACTGAATAAAGTCACCATCTTCAAAGGTGATTGTGTCAGTTTCAGCGTTAGGAGTTCTTTCAACGTCAATATCAACATTCTCATAAGGGTCACGGAATCTAACAACACCACCAGGGATATTTTGCTGTACCGCAGTCTGCTGGAGGTTCCACTTATCAACAACAGAGTTCCAAGAGGGACCAAGAACATAGGGGAAGACTGGATTGCCTGCTTCAGAAGCATCAATGGTAACGAAATAGCAATATCTGCCTGTTGGGAAATCAGGAGTCTTAGCAAAACGACCGTTGTACTGGTCAAGGTCACCAGAACCAAAGTTGTACTGATAATCTTCAACAAAAGAACCTTGTACATACTCGGTCAAAGAAGGACCATCAATACGAGCAGGGGTGGGATTTGTATCTGGATGATAAATTAGGTTTGTTTTTAATGCATAAGACGATGACATTCTCCTGATTGCAGAAGACTGGTCGGTTGGGTCATCATAACCATAAGGACCGTAAATAGGGTTACCATCAAATGCCCAACCAATAATTGGGGAGTGCTGAAGACCAACCTCTTGCTCTCTAATCAATCCGTTAGAGTCAAGAATCATATTGTCACCCAGAACGTATCTCAGACGCTGAGGGTTAGCAATGTGAGCATACTCACCACCATACTGGGTGTTATATCCTTCAAAAACAGCACCATATGCTTCGTCAAAGTCACTGTTTGCTTGGAGGTTATAAGTCCACTCAAATACTTGGGAATCGAACTCAGCGCCACTACCAACGGATGTCAGAGTAACAATTGTGGTGCCAGATTCGTATCCAATACCTTTGTTGAGGATTTCGATGCCAGTAACACGACCAGCATTCTCGCCATCGGTATCAATAATAGCACGAGCAACAGCACCAAAACCTTCGCCGTAAATAGCAACTTCAGGAGGAGTGGTGTATCCATTACCTGCAGCAACAATAGCAATGGAGATAATACGACCATTATTGACGATTGCTTGTGCAGCAGCACCAGTACCAGAGCTTAGAGTAATATTTGGTTTGCTAGTGTAAGAAGTACCACCATCACTAACAACAATCTCCTTAATAGGTCCACGAACTTGTGCTCTACCTGTAGCACCAGAACCGCCACCACCAACAATCGTAATATCGGGTCTAGAGGTAAAACCTGTGCCACCAGAGTTCAGTAGAATTCTAGAAACAACACCTTTAGTTACAATAGCAGTTGCAGATGCTCCTTCGCCTCCGCCTCCAACGATAGAAACAAGAGGTGAAGATGTATATCCAGAACCACCGTTCAGTACCTCAATTTCGGTTACAGAACCATTAACGATGACATATCCTTCTGCACCAGTACCACCACCACCGCTGATGCTAAGAACTGGCGGAGAAGATGCATCATAACCTTCACCAGCATCAGTAATATTAACAGATGTCAGAGAACCATAGATTTTGGTCAGTTCAGACTTGTATGACCAAATAGACACACCATTTGCCCAAGTACCGAGAGGACCAGGAGTAATGTTGTCTTTTGTAGAAATTGTTTCTGGGTTTCTGGGAAGTCTATACAGTTTTCTCTGGTTTCCAGGAATCAGAGCAGTTTCATTGAACGGACCAACTTTATAGTTGGGAATACCAGATGCTGCGATGTAAACGTAGTCAGTATTGAAGAACGTATTTTGGATGTTTGTGGTATAGTTACCAATAATTTTTTGAATGGACTCAGTGTCAGATTTACCACGGTTAAGGTCAACCGAAATCAAAATATTACCTTGAGGAGTGGTAGATGCTGGTTGGGGAAGTTGATACTTGAAGATATAAGCATCTTCTCTAGATTGAACCAGGAATGTACCGTTGTACAGGTTAGGGTTTGCACCATAAACCGTAACTTGGTCTCCAACCAGAAGACCATGGGGGTTAGTGCATGTTACGGTAGCAATTCTGTCTCCAACACCACCAAATTCAACGCTCTCAACCTGAACAAGTTTTTTGACGTTGTAAATCCAAGATTTCAGTTGAGGAATGTCTTCAGTAGAACCAAGTTTAGAAACGGTCAGTTTATCACCAGACAGATAGTAAGAACCATCATCGGTCAGTACTGTTTGTTCTGCTTCAACGATACCAACAATCTGAACAACAACTTCCTGAGCGGTTCCTTTATTGATGTATGCATATGTGTCAGATTGTACCTCTGTTGCAGCATCCCACTTCCTAGAAGTTGTTCCATCGATGCCACGAGTACACTCAATGAACTGGTTTAGGGACTTTTCCTTATAACGAACTTTTTCCTCGCCATTGATTACAAATACACCGTTTCTCTCAGGCCAACCAACAGTAGAGTCAACAATAATAATCTCCTCCTTATCAGTAATACCTTCGCAAAGGCGTGTCTTGTAAGGAATTGTAAAAGAACCTTCGATTGTTTCCTCAGACAGAATCAGTTCAAAGATTTCATAATCCGAAGTACGAATAGTCAAATAGTTTTCAATCAGAGCACTTGCTTCTTTGACGTTAGTGTCAACAGCATCTGCATCTTGGGTCAAAAGACCATCAGTGATATTTCTTGGGTCACCAGAAATCAGAATACAACGAAGAACTGTATCAATAGTCCAAGTCGCAGCAGAAGGTTTAACAATCTGCTCC